CTTCATATCTGTGACTACCATTGTTATCGTTAAACCATTCTGACTCGATAGCTTTAGCTACCTTTAAACCATAGTCATAGCTTATTTTTTCTGCATCGCTAACGACTTGACTTGGAAAATAATTACTTACAACAGACTCTGCCATATTTTTATTTTATTATTTTTGATGTGTTACCAGTGTTACTATATCTGGATATGTTAAGGTTTAACTTTGGTCTTTTAACTTCTCCGTGTGGTCTATACAAATGTCTATTGCAAGCCATTATGGCTAAACCAGAACTTATAGCAGCATCAAACTTTGTACGTTTATTTATATCAAACCTACTCCATTCGTTTAGTGTTTGGTTAAAATATATGTTACCATAATTACCATCACCTAAATGCCCAACGTGGTCTTGTATGTACATTTCTATTGCGGCAGCATGAGCTTGTTTTATATCTTCACTAGAGTTTGGTATACCACCAACTTCTTTTTCTGCTACAGATAGCTTGTTCCATATTTTGTCTGGTCTATTCATACTAAAACCTCTATATCCTCTACGCTTTAAATAGTAAAGTAATCTAGGTTTATTATTTTCTGCAAGTAGTGGCATACCATAAAATACTAATGCCATTAGTACATCTTCAAAAAATATTTCAGCGGTTTGTGGTCTTGCAATATATTCTAAGAACATGTGATTTGGTGGAGCATCTTCCATTGAAAACTTTGTTAAACCATGTAAAGCACCTTTAGATCCTTTACCGTCTACTGTTCCACTAATATCGTAGCTATCACACCCAAACGCACCAACGTGCTCGTTACCCGGGTATTTAACTCCGTTCTTTATTATAACTCTATTCTGAAGGTTTGCAGGTGGCACCCAACTAATGTTAAACCTACCTTTTGGATCTGGATAAAAAACAACCTTTGTGTCTTTCACTCCGTTCACCCATTGGAAATTACCTGTATTAACTACAGAGCTATTTCTAATGCCTTCATTATAATCTATTTGTTCGTATATCTTAACTAAGTTAAATATACTATTTTTCGCCTCATCTCTGAAAGCGTGTTCTTCTGTTCTAGGAAACTGACGGTAAAATTCGTTTAAACCATCTTGATCTCCTTTTAATCCATCGGCCTCATTGTCCCAGTGCTCAATAATACCTACATCTATTAATTCACCGTCGGGTCCATAAACTTCTCGTCCGGGAGTATTAAACACAGGGCTTCCAAATTCATCAATGAATCCCTCATAGTTCCATTCCATTGGGATAAACAGAGAGTATAAACCAGAACGTGTTTGACCATTTCTATTTCTTTGCGTTACATCACTATCTTGATATAACTTTTTAAAATTATCACCACCTTTATCCAAGGCATTACTTGTTGAACCCATCATACACTTGCCAACTATTCTAGAACCTAGTCTAAGACAAGTTTTTGTAACTCGCCAGTTGTTAAGTATATTGTCAGGCCTTTCCCACTTACCACTTTCATCGTGAACAAGTAAAGAAAGTTTTTCACCATCATAACTGTTATCACCAGTGTTCTTCCAGTCAATCGTAGTGTCTAGACCTTTTATATCTTCTAGCTGTTCGTTAACCTCTATTTTTTTACGAGTAAACTTACTCGCTGGCACACGATACGCTAGTTCAGACTTTGGTCTATCCATACCATCTTGTATAGGTTTGAAGAAAAAAGGATAGTTTATTGATATAGGTACAACCTTGTCGGTAAACATCTTTTTTGCATCAGCCCCACTTTTGGATAGTATTCCATATCTACTATCACTCGATATTGTAGCTAAGTTAACGGTTTCAGCAGAGCTCATAAAAGAAAAACCAGAACGTCTATTTTTAAGATAGCACATGCCATAACATCTTTTATCAGCCTTACAAGCCTCCCAAAATATAAAAAACAACCTATTAGCCTCTCTAAAATCTGGAGCGCCAACATCTATTTTCGACCACTGGAGGTACATGTAGTGAGCTCCCGTAAGATAAGTTGGAACACCAGCATTGCAAAACCAGAAGCCTTCGTCTCTTCTCTTGAATTCTTCATCTATATAATCGTACCATTGTTCTTTTTGTTCTTCTGGATAAGCTCTCCAGTCAAATATATTTTTTATTTTTTCTAAAGGCTTAGGGTATTCTATTTTGCGCCACTTTTGCTCTTTATTAGTATAAATATCTTTAGGCGCTTTTGGCAAAGCTATTTTTAGGTTTTGGATTTCATATATCTCACCTATTTGGCCAGTTTTTGATATAACAATAACATCATGCTCTTTGTCATACCCGTACTTCCATTTTTTACTTTTATTAAGCCTACTAATTGTAGTTTTCTTAATAGGCTCAATTATACTATATAGCGTTTGCTCGTAACTCATTTAGATCTTCCTTCGGCAAATCCTTTAAATACTCTTTCTTTTTTAGTTTCAGGTTCCTTTCCATTGAGTATCGCCTCCTCCTCTTGTATTCTGTTAAGTATTTCAAATGCATCAAATATCGCGAGTTTCTTCGTCGCAGCGGCGTTTTTAAGCCTGTCAGCAGTAATGTCATCGCCACTATCAACGATAGCCTCCTTAGCCACTTTGATGAGCTCTTCAACTGCTTTATGCCCAGCTTGGATTATACTCTTCTTCGTCTCCTTGATATTCATATTTAATTGTAATAAAACTTGATAATACTCTATACAACCTTTGTCCGTCAACAATAAATTCGTATTTAGACTTAGGTCTTAAACCAACTAAGTCACCAACGTCTACAGTTCCGTCTGAATACTTAACAATACCTACTAAAGGTCTTTCAGCATCAGTATTAAACTTGTCAACAGCTTTTATAGGTTTTACAAAACAATAGCCTTTTGGAGCTATCCACTTACCGTTTCTTTTGATTAAAAATATTTGATCTATAGAAACAACATACGTTTGCTCATCTATAAAGCTTCTACTGTTTTTTTCTCTACCTTTAACATCATGCCATCTTCTAAAAACGTTATGATGAACTATAACTTCGTCTCCAACTTTAATATCTGTTTGCCCAACAGTAGGCACGGCTAATACTTTAGCCAACCTGTTAACATGCTGGTGGTTGAATATTTCGCTGTTAACTATTAAATCTTTGTCACCAACCTTTTTAACATTGTTGTATCTTTGACCAACTGGTGTTACTATAAAGCCGTGAACACTTTTCATTAATATTGAAGGTTATATTCGACTGAAACAGCCATGTTTTTATTAAAGTCTTTCCATGGTAAAACATCTTTACCTTTTCTTATGTAAACGGAAAACTTATCTTCTTCTTCTATAATATCGCAAATAGTATGACCACCATACACCTCTTGCCCAACGGCATAGTGCATAGCGTCATTCTTGTAATCTTTGCCGATACTAATTTTTCGTATCAGCTTGCTCATTTTCTTTGTAGTTTATAGTTCCTGTGTGAATATCAACGTCAACTGTTCCATATTGTTTTTCAAGTTCTCCTTGCAAAGCCATCAATGCGTCTTGAAGGTTAACAATGTTGTGAAGTAATTGATGTTTTTTAGTCTCTATGGAACCTATGTCCATTTGACACTTGTTTATGTTACTAACTACTTCTTGAATTTGTTTCAATTGTTCGTCACTAACTTTTTCTGGTCGAAGATCAGGTGTCTTCGGCGTCTTTCTTTTTGCCATTTTATTTAATTTAATTAATAATAATTTACAATTTCATGCCTACGTAGGACAATCCTAAAAAGCTATGAAAACCTTCATCGTCTACATCTACTTTGTAACTATCCCAAGAATTGTGGTCGCCTTCTAAATTACCATCTTCATTGACAATTAGATTTTTCCACAATACATCTACGTGATACATCTCAGATACTACTGGAGCTTCAAGTTCATTGCCTTCCTCATCATAATCACCTGGCGTTAGCACAATATTACCTAATTCAACGACACAATGATCGTGAGCTGGGTATGTATTACCGTCATACGTAATAGTACCTAACGCAGCTATTTTACTTTTAGCCGTAGATTCGTTTGTAAACTCGTACTTACCTATCTTATTCATTAGTTTGTTAAATTTTGTAGTTCTGTGTCACTTAAGGCTTCGTTAAATACCGCTACCGCTTTGCATTTACCATAAAAAGGAAGTGTTCCACTAGCAACATTAAAAACTAATTGATCTAATCCAGAAGGGCTAGAACCACTTGTGTCAGTAAATCT